ATATGTCGGAATTTTCAATAAAAAATTTCTTTAGAATATGAGGTCTTAAGGTGGGTGTGTAATTAACCCTACCTCTAGTATCATCATATATATAAATTTCAGCTTTTGTGTTTTCTATTATTATCTTTAGATTTTCACTAATATCTACGTTGGGTTGTTTACCCACAACATAAATAAGATCATTTAGGTAACCCATTTTTTCAAATGAATTTATTTGGACTAACATCTGCCAAAGAAATCTTTCGACATCGGGGGTTGCAATTAAAAATTTCATACTATAATATCATTAATACGTTAAATATAGTTATTCTATTTTACATATAGTATCATTTTTCCATTCAAATTCTGAAGGCGTTATCTTTCTAACAAATTCCTGACCGTCATCACCCAAATATCCCAATTCTGGATCAAAATTAACACCTCTCAAGTATTTGTGTTTCTGACGTGTAAATGCACTATTTCTAATAAGTACTCCACTCTTTCTTTGTATGATAGTAGTCGGTAATAATTGATCAACAAATTTCTGGAAATGAGAGCTATATCTCTCAATAAAAAGATTCAAATCGTTAAATACATAGCCATTACTTTTAAGTGAGCTTCCTTCTTCTAATTTGCTTCTTTTAAGATAATCCTCATAAACCTTTAGTACTGTCGGATAGAAACCACCTTCGTGATTAGTAACAGTTTTTGTTGTTTTTACATTTATAAGTTTTCTAGTTATTAACTCTAAATATTCTAGAAAACTTAAACCAGTAATATCAGGAATTCCACTATTCTCAGGAATCAATGGTGGTGAGTAATTAGAATCACCAATAACATAGTAAGCACCAATAATATCACCAAAACTAATATTAGGTGGTAATATAACTAATGATTTATTCGATCCATCCAATACAAAGTCACTCCCATTCTGCAATGTAAGTCCATTTACTGTAATCTTTATTGAATTTATATCGATTGCCTTGAAATCCAAGACGTAAACATTTCTATTTATACCAACATTGTAATAAAATTTACTACTTGATAAATTATCAACTCTATGTGCCTCTGATCTAGTACTAATAGTATCGTCATCACCTGCAACAATATAACTTATTCTAATATTATCGTTTGTTTGTAAGTATTCTGCCAAACCCTGTGATTTTACTAAGATTTGGGTTCTATTGACTGGGTTAATAATGAAATCACCATTAATAAGATCAGTACCCTTAGTCAAAGTGACATTATCAACAACTAATTGTATATCACCTCTTGGTTCTTCGGGTAATGTAATTAACGTACCCCCAGAAGAAACAACTGGTTTTTGTATAACATATGAAACCTCACTAAAATCACCATTCACACCATCATCTTGATCATTCAAGTATGTTAATGTTATGTAATCAATATCAGTACCTCCATTATTATACGCTAAAATGTCGTTATTTAATATTACTTCCCTAGAGTTATTACCATTAATATAGTAGTCACCATCATTCTCACCAACTCCTTTATTTAAAGTAAGACCATTATAACTTACTTGTATATCACCTAATGGGTCTTCTGGTATTGTGAATGTGTCAGAAGACTGACCATAATCAATAGCAATATTAATATATATATTTGGTCTAGTGAAACCACTTGAACTAATTGGGAAATCAATATCCTTATTGTATTTAAACACATCCCATTCTAAACCTCTTGAGGTATCTAACGTTGCTTCAATTTCTTTTGTATTAACAATTAACCTACTATCATTTTGAAAATAATTAGGTGTTGTACTATGTGCTCTTTCCGTTATAACCTCTTCATAAACCCATGACTTTTTATTATCAACATATTGTGATAAATTAAACCCTACATTTCTATAGAGATTTATATAGGTCTGACCGTTATCACTATCGCCCGAACTCTGGTAGTAGAAACTATTACTCTCTTGTGGTGCGATTGGATAACCCCCTGTACTATATGGTAACGATGCTGAAGGTAAATCTTCAAGGGTTAGTGTTTGTTCCGTTGGGTCAATTACATTTTCAGCAACATAAACATATTCACTTATATTAATGAAGGGGTCTGGGATACCAATAATACCTAGTACTGACCTTAACGCATTTCTAGTTCCCTTACCCTTCCATATGGAGATAGTGTTTATTAGTATTCTCCTCCATAATTCAATATTTATTTCTGATATACTAAGATCAAGTGAATCATTTTTCTCTTGTGGGTTCAATACGTCCCCAATAAACTCCTTTTCACTTACAATATCAAAATACTCCCATCCAAGGGTAGCAGCTAAATTCTTTATAAGAAGGTCAGGAGCGTTATTTATCTTATCATATGTCACAGTATTAATATCAGCTAATGCATCAATAAATTCTCTCACATTATCAAACTCCCTACCATATATTCTTAGTAGTTTTTCTGCTTTTTGTTCGTCAGTTTGGTCATACTTTAGAAATGACTTAGGCACCAACATTCTATTTATTAGATCAGTCTTTACATTGTCAAAATTACTCCCAATTCCAAGCATTGCTTTAACGAATCTTTCAAATTCACCACCAGTTGTATCTAAATTGTAGCCATCAGTTGTAGACCATTTTAGATTTCTATAATTATACTTGATTTTACCGTTCTCATAAATAACTGGTTCCTTTATTCTTATTGTGAAACCAGTTTGTCCCTCTAGTCTTTCTTTTATAAGAAAAGACTCTAAATCACCTAAACCCTCCCTAACTTCATTATATTTCAATGGAGATGGTTTTATGTGATATGAGAAAGATTCGGAGCTAGTTGCAGCAGTTGGGAACGGGTTACCCTTTACCTTAACGTCCAACCATGCCTTACTAGCAGTATCACCAGTAAACTCAATAATTGAATGTTTATTGTTGCTAGGATCATCTTTTCTCCAAATTACATAGTCCCTAAAGGATAGATTTAAGTTTGAAAGTTCGGTTTCATCATCTCCAACAGAGAAATTACCATCGTCAATACTTAATCCAAATTTATTTACAATATAAATAGATGGGACTTTGAATGTTGCAATATCTGTCTTAAAATTATAATCATAGTCAATTATGGTGTTTTGAACACCAACATTGGTCGTTTCATATAGAAATAAACTAGCTGGGTATTTTTTTATTACCCCCCCAATTGCACTATTCAACCTATCATATGTCGAACCAAATCTAACATATGACCCCAAATCACCCCTGTCAATATTAAGTTTTAAACTGGTAGTAAAGCTATTAAGTTTTACTGATTGGTCGTCAGTTAACTCTAACTCATCAAGAGTAAATGTCTTGGTGAATGAACTAAGTGACTCCGAAAAATCTTTTGTTACTTTTTTACTGAAATTAGTACCAACACTAAAATCACCCAAACTAAAAATAGTTTCGGATGATACATTAGTGAAATTATTACCAATTAAATCACTATTACTACGATTTATAATTTTTCTTTTTGCCACAGCCTAAATTAAACTTCTGATGTTATGTCGTCAAAATCTTGAGTTAAGTCGATGTTTGTTCTTTCTTCTTTAACCTCATATAATGTTTCAACTGAGTTATTGGTATCATCATCGATCTGATAAAGATTAAACTGCTTAAGAATCTCCCTATTACTATCATAATAAGTGACAATACCTTTTTTATTATCTTTTATTTGCTCACCTGCAATATAGCTTACTAGACTTTCAATGTCATTCTCAACTAATTCTACCTCAATAGAAATTGGGTTTACAAATGTATTTTGTAGTAAAATAGTTTGATTTGGTTTACCGATAAATGGAAGTGTGTTCGGCTTACTTGTAGAAGACGCACTTGGTGTTACCTGTAAGAAAAGTAGTGTACCTGCATCATCAAATCTATATCTAACTGCTGTTTGTGAAGTATCACCAATGTTCTCGGTCACTGGAACCACTTTGTTTGACGTTACAACGTACCTAGCTAGATTCCTAACCTTATTACCATTATCGTCAATATATTCGATCTTATAACCTTGTATTGCGTTATTCGCACTGAAGGAAGTAGGTAAGTCTCCAGTTGTTGTACTAACTATTAATCCTTTAACTGTTGGTAGTGCAGATAAAACCCCACAATCAACTAATGATGTCTCAATAACTCTTGGTCTAACATAAATATTATAGATACCAATTTCATTAAATGTTGATGCAGGTAATCTTAAATTATACATCCCACCCAAAATGTTATCCCTTCCAGAAACTTGATCATTAACAGGTAACTGTAATTCACTTAAAACCTCAGTTGGGTCTTCTATTTTAAAAACTTCGGTGGGAGCACTGCTCCTATCTGGCGTATACGTGAAAAAGATTTCAAGATCGTTCACGTCTATATCTGATGCCCTAACCGTACCATAACTACCTATACTCATATTAATTTTCTTTTATATTAAAAAACTTGCCTCCACCATAATAACTAAAATCAGCAATTGTGGTTATATCTGTTAGTCTATAGTGACCTTCAGATATTGATATTTCTTGTCTATCTATAAATACATCCTTCTTAATTCTAGGTCTTTCCGATTTCCCAATTAACGAATCTTCCATATAGTAGAATTTACTATTGAAATTATTCGTATCATGTAAACCGTCACTAAGTAATGTTATATAGGTTTTATTTTCGATTAAATCGTCAATATATTCAGCACCATCAATATAATAAACTTTTCTTGTCTCAGTTGAAAGTGTATTATCAAGCCCATTTACATTTATACTTACACTAGTAAAATAATTGCCACTGGCTTTTTGTATCTCATAAAGTCTACTTCTGGTTTCCCCAGTAATCTGGTTATTGATAATACCTAGATCAACATCACTATCATCAATATCAGTACTAGTGAATATACCAAAATCTTTATTATTATTTACTAATAATACATTAAAATTATAGAATTTTTCTAAATCAGGAACAATGGACGTGCTACCACTAACAGTCTCCAGCTTTACATACTGTTTAAATTGTTTTCTAATTTTTTCCATTATTTTCTTTTCTTCAGAGATACCCTAATATCTTTGTTTGGATATTTAATCTCAAACATCGAGTCATTTGACGAATAGAGGGTATTATTGATGATTTTTATCTCACCAGTGGTTGTATCTATAATTTCTTGTTCCGTAGTGTTTTGTGAATATACACCACCAACATTATTATAAACACTAATGTTGAGTACATTTAAAACACTCTCAACATCCAATATATTACCTCTTAACTCATCCAATAATATATCTTCATTAATTCTATTTTTATTAATATCAAAAAAGTTTGCAATTGCTCTAATAACATTATTGGCAATAGTTGTTTCATTCTCATTAGATACGAATAACTCTACATTCAGACCTAAATTATAAATTCTACCATCTCTAATCTCAATATAGTCATTGATTGTTCTAAAATTACTTAAGTATTCTGCAATATTCCCCTTAAGTAGTGAGTTAGAAGTATTGTTGAGTTTACCTTCCGAGTCTAAACCAAGAATCGAAATTACAACCTTATTATTTTCTTTAGATGACGTAACTTTAAACGGTGCACCAAACTTACCGTCCATTAAATATACCTGAGTTAGATAATCATTTAATGTTACATTTCTGTTTTGTTTTGAATAGTTGTATGAAATAAGGTTCCTTATTTCTTCAATAGAAAGACCATCATTACCTCCGATTGCAGGTATTGTGTTTGTTATCGATAAACTATTTTTAACGTTTCTATTAATATCGTCTCTACTACCCTTAACGGTCATTGTAATTATACCCTTTTTTGTAAGTACATCAGTACCAACGTTTGATCTACTACCACCACCTGTTCTGTACCTTACAAATACAGTACTATCTCTTTTAAGTTTTTCACCGAGTGATGTATTGTTTAGTAGGTTATTGAGGAATATTCTATTTGAAGTAACCCCTTGCTTTATTAGTCCATCTTCAAGGATATTAAGTGTATTGTCACCACTACCAAACTGTATCTTACATAATCCACTATCTGTAAATTCTTTTGTAAACTTTTTTGTGATATCAATCCAACTACCTGACTTTAAAACAATGTCTTCCGATTGGGCGTTTCTATTTTCCACAAATACCCTTTGATCTGAAAGAGTATCCACCTCATAAAAAATATTTTCAATATCTTGAAATTGTGATTCATCAGGATTATTTGAGTAATTAGTACCCTCCAATTGAATTATTCTATCTATCGATAGAACATCGGGATCAGGTAAGATAAAATTAAAAAACTCTCTACTTTCGTTACCTCTAATTATTCTTTTATGAATTCTAGTTTCACCATTAACAACTATTTCACTTTTAGTGATACTATATGAAGTAATAATACCATTACTATTCTTAATTGGTATTATCGCCCTATTGGGTGAACCAAGTGCGTTAACGGGGGAAGAAAAATCAATAATATCGATTGTTTCAAAAGTAGCCCCACCGCCAACTACTTGTGAACTAGGTGAAATTGTTGGATAATATGATGAATCAGGTTGGTCACCATTAACTGGTACCTCTATACTAAAGTCAACTACTGTTACTGAAGGTCTTTTATTTGGAATTTTTAATCCATACGTCTTAGCTATATTGAGTAGTGATCTTCTTTGTTGAGAATTATTTAATTGTGTTTCTTGAAAAACCCTATCGAGGTTCATTTGAAGATTATTTGAAACACCTGCATTTAGGTCTAGTAACATAGAACCAACACTAGCATCAGTAAAATCTCTATAGATTTCAGGATAAAAATCCTTTACATAATTTACTAAATCCTCTTTAATTTCAGAAAATGTTCTTTTAGTATAATTTATTTGATTCGCCATGTTAGAATGTTATTTGAATTGATCCACTGTCGCTGAAAACACCTTCATCATAACTAAAACCAATATCTATAATTAGATCATGTTCATTAGCAGTGCTTTTAACTCTTGTTATTGTTAATTGAGGTATATAGTTCCTAACTGAATTATTAATATCCTTTTGAATATCAGAATCAGTGACTTGATCGTTAGGTTCAAAAATAAACCTAGATAGATTTGTACCAAACTCAGGGTCATAATATTTTTCACCCTTCTCTGTCATCAACAAAAATAGTAGGTTTGATTTTAATGCATCCTTAGTAATTGTATTTAAGCCCCAAAAATTATTTTTTTCTGGATCATCAACTAATGGAAATTTAATATTTATATTCTTCATAATATACCTTACACATAAATACATTTAACAAAAAAATCCGTCAAATGACGGATTTCAAACTATAGACCAATATTAGTAATTAATTTTTTTTCTTAACTAATTTTGCTGATGCCTTTTCTTGCTTTTCTTTTTCGTCTCTTTGTTGAAAGATTGACTTCACAGACTCTTTAAGTTGTATTACTTTTTCATTACCATGTTTTACTAGCATACCACTAAAAGTTGAAATATCTGGGCTGCTGATTTTTATTCTATCATTCTCATCAACACTAATACCAGTCAACATCTCTTCAAATGCTAAAGCCCTATATTCAATAGGTAATTCATATAATGTATCCTCAGATACAACAATAACAATATTCACATCACTATCAGCAAAGAAAGAAATTAGATCATTAGCTTTCTTAACCTGATAAAGGTCTGTTTTTAATTTAATGTCATCGATAACCTTTATCTCCATCCAATGTGGTAATGAAGTTGAATCCAATACATTATCAAATTCAACTTGAAGGTCTTGGCTTAATTCACAATATCTCATATTATATATTTAAATCTCTAAGTTTATTAAATTCTTCTTCACCAAACTCACCGATGAATTTATCTTTTTCTACATTAAAGGCATTTTCATGATCTTTAAGTGCTTGTTTAGTTTGTAAATAAGCCAACTTACAATTCATAATTGAAGCAAACAATTTTAGTTTTTCTTCTTCATTACTTATTTCAACATCAAATTCTTCAATTGAATCCATCGTTAGCACTTCATCTTCGGTAAGTCGTTCGATTTTCTCATTGTTTTTTTCTACTTCCCCCTTTTTATATTGATCAGTCTCCACCATCGTATGGATATCATTCATTTTTTTTACCTCATCTAGATCAGATAGCTTCTTGCCAGTATCTAGATTTTCTTTCATCTTTTTTAAAAAATCACTCATATTTTTAATTTAAATTTTTTCAATTAACTCAGCAGTAAATCTAATTATTCCATAATGTTCATTTGATTCTAATTTTCTACTGTGGTATTTTCCTACCTTATAACCAAAATTCTCACCATACTCACCATAAATATAGACAATATTGGTGTTTTCGATTAACTCCTTAAATATAGTAGAATTTTCTTCAAGTTCAAAAACCTTATACTTTAAAGGTATGAAAAATTCAAGTAATTTAACATTTAAACCCATTTTTTTAATATGAAGATAATCGGTAAGGTCTTCTATTTTATTTTTTATTTCTTTATTTTCCCTATAGACAGAAATTGCTCTCTTTTTATTGTGATCTACCTTTTTGAGATTAATACTTTCTGGTGTAGAATCATCTGGATTAGAATAAGACAGAAAATCATCAGATAAATCTGTAAACCCTTGAGATACTCTGGTTGATTTTGCTGAAACCATAAATTCAACCTCATAATCAAACTCATCATCCACCCTATCCACAACCTGACTCTTCATTGCCTCCCTTAGTGTTTTACCATAGTTCCTACTCTTAGGATCAAAGTATCCCTCATGTGTTGTTATTTTACCATCACCAAGCTTCTTTTTCTTTTTGACTCTTCTTCTGATTGTTTTGCCTTTTTTATTAACATACTTAACAACTTCGCCACTTTCCCAATACTCCTTATCACCCCATGTATATTCATCAGACCTAGACATACCCCATTTTGACATGTCAGCACTCATTTTTTCGGCAGATGAATTCATTACATATTCGTCTGCTTTTTTTAGTATTTCATAAAAATCCTTTACAAATTGCTGATCCCTGTCACCTGCAACTAACTTATCAATAAGCTGTTCTTGAGCACTTTTTTGAACTATGGCTATTTCAAACTTACCTTCATTATAACTAACAGCCCTATGAGATGTTGTAAGATCAAATTCAAGTCTCGCAAGTAGAATACCAATCCTAATACCTAATATTATAAAAAAATGTTTAATTCTGTTTTTCATATTTGTTTTTCTGAATACTATCAGCCTTCTTCAATACACTATCATAATAACCAGAATACTTTTTTAGAGAATAACTATCACTCTTTTCATGTTTTAAGTCTTTCAATAATGAAAAAAATTCATTATGAGGGACTTGTATTCTTGTTGTATTCTGAGTACGATGTGTTTTATTAAAATCCTCAAATTCTTTAAGTTCTTTAATTTTTAATTTGACTGATTTTTTTTTATTTGCTTTTCTTATTTTAAATAATAACAACCCAATTGTATTTCGATAAGTTAAATGAAATACATCATTGGTAGTCTTTCTAATCCAAGAAAAAAACATTTTGAACCATCCACTATGCTCAATAAAATAATTTGGCTCTATTTCACTATTGTGATAAGTATTAGATAAAATCTTATTAATTATTATCTCCCTTTCAGTTAATTTATTTCCAAATAAAGTCTTTATTACCTTCATTAACGAACTATCCTCAACCCTTGGTATTAGTAGTTCTTCATATGTTCTATTTTTCATATATACATCTATTTATATAATAAATACAATCAAAAAAAATTATTGTTCTATTTTTTCTAATTCTTCGGTTTTGATCTTGACCATATGTTCGTAGTAATCAGCACGTTTAGCAGTTACATTCTTGAGATTATACTTTTCCGAATATAAATTATAAAGATTTGTACCTATTTTATTTCTTAGTTCCTCATCAAGAATTAGCTTTTTAAGTGCCTTATACCAATCACTATAATTTCTCTTTTTATTTGGTATTAAAACACATTCCTCCCAATTCACCACATCTACATTATATGGTTCAATATCACTCACAACAACAGGGATTTTTCTTGACCAGCACTCAACAACCTTAAGATTTGACTTCATATTGTTGAACTTATGATCTGCAAGTGGTGCGATACTAATATCAGTTTCATCAAGAACCTTTGCGAATTTATTTGCGGGTTGTGTCCACCTCCTAGAATAAGTTACTTCATTTTCATACTTTTCTTTCGAGTAATCCCCAAGATGTTTAATATGCTTTTCGTCATCAATAATTTTATAATTATCAGTCAGTATTCTTTCATAAACATTATATACACTTTCTTCAGGTCTAATTGATTCTTCATTTTTTTCAATCATATTACCTGAATACTTAGTCTTTAAGTCATTAGGCATGGATGGTACCATATTAACATTACCATCAGCCCTATTGATCTCCTTTACAATATTTTTACCCCATAGACCTCTATCAATTAGTTCTTTATGTAAGTCCTCATTAAAAGTATATTTAGTTGTTCTACCTTCAATATCCCAACCAGCAACAATAATTTTAAATTTACCTCTTGTCTGTGGATCACCATTTAAAAGGTTAACAGTACCCTCTAATTGCTCAAGGTCGTATTTATGTGATGAACCTGCCATATAGGTAATTCTTACCTTACCATCCTCACTTGGCTTTCTTCTATCAACAAATTGATCCATCCATTCTGGATCGATTGAATTGGGTAATACAAAAACATTATCCTTATTTAGTTTAGCTCTTAACTCCTTAGCGAATACTTCAGTGGTGGTGGTAACATAATCAGCTAATTCTAAGTTAGCGAGGATTTCTTTATCTCTTTTTTCTTTCTTAAACTTACCATATAAAAGATGTGTTTTATGGAGTTCCCAATAATCATCAATATCAACCACAATAGTGACACCTTCTTTCTTTAGTCTTTCAACTAATTTTCTTTGACCCATAACAGTATCTACAATTTTTTTGTGATAATGGATAATGTCAAATG